CTCATTGTATCCGTTGAGCTTGTATGCTCTCGGCTCTCCGTAATACTCCAAAAACAAGATCGTTCAGCATACGCTCGAAGGTCTGCTCCTCGGTGTTTACGGATTTACTTGTCTTGCCGTTCTGCCCGAAAAAGTGATGCGCAGCGACATAGTGGGGGATAAGATCGTGCGCAAATTCTGGCAGCTCCGGCACATCTTCAAGGTTGACGAGCTTCGCAGGGCGGAACTGATACGAGACTTTCACGGTATCTGTTTCTTCACCAGCGGGGAAGAAACACCGCACGTCTCCGGATCCCCTGTCCGGCTGCTCCCACGGCACATCAATGCCGCCGAGCGTCCGAATGCGGTCGATCTTGAAGCAGGCACGATCAAGGTCATTGAGCGAGAAGCAGAACTCCTCGTCAAGAGACATCTTCTCGGTACGGGACTGCTTGAACCTGCGCGAGATCAGAAGAACCGCGTCGTTTGCGAATCGTGTGAACTCACGCTTATACCTATCGGCGGACGTCGATTCTGTGCCGTAGTCGAGGATCGCAAGCGCGTCCGAAATAATCTCGCTTAGGTTCATAGACACCTCCGCTTATACGTCGAGCTGCTTGCCGCCGTCAAGGAAGCCGGAATACAGCTGCATGGACATTCTCTTGAACTGTTCCTTGCGTTCGATTGTCTCAAACACAGATGCAGGCACTTCGACCATGATACCGCGCTGATAACGGTAAATAACGCCGTTGATGCAGTATTCAAGGAACTGATGATCCTTCGGCATGGTCGGGTCAAGCCCGAACATGACCTTGACGACGCCGGACTTTGCGGCAGCTTTCAGCGTGTTCTTTCCGCTTTGATGGCGGCTTTCTCCGCGAAATCCTCGCTGCGCTCTTCTTTGGTGACGGTGGTTGCTTTTTTGGTGGTGGTTGCCTTCGGCATGGTTTTGTCCTCCTTTAGACGATTTTTAGATGGTCGGGAGGGCGATGCCCCTCCCGGAACCGTTGCTATTACGCAGAAACTGCGTGCTGGATGTCGATGATCCAAAGCGGATTGAGCACCTTTGCAACGTAGCCGTTGATCTTCGCGCCAACAGACGAGCGCTGGTTGAGTGGGTCGCCCGCGCCTTCGCTGCCCTGCGGCTTGATGATGGTCTCAACCGCGCCGGAGCCGTCGATGTCGATGATGCCGTACGCATCCGCGCCGAACACCATGGTGTGATGGATGTCGATACCCGCCTTCGTGGTTGCATCGACAGCGCCGCAGTCCTTGCTGTATACGATGTCATCGGCAGTAAGGGACGCAGACGCGGACAGCGTAACGGTCTTCGTCGAACGGTCGAACGACGCGATGGTGTACTCGGTGGAGCCGATCGTGATCTTGTTGCCCGCGACGGAAAGGTACAGCGCTTCCTTGTCGGTCGGGGTGTTCTTCAGTACGAAGGTGGTGCTGGAAGACGTGTTCGCATTCACCTTGTTGAGAACGCTCTGCGAAGAAACCGCGGCTTCGGTGGATTCGACGAACACGACGCCGAACATACGCCCGATCTCGCCGGAATAGATCGCTTCCGCGTTCTGATACTTGGAAACGTCTTTCCAGTTTTCATCGTTCTGCAGGTCGAACGTAGCATCCGGCGAGCAGATACAGATGAAATGCGGAGCGCGGCGGCTGCCGTCCACGACGTTGGTATTGAACCGACGCGCCTTGTTCTTCTTCAAGGTTCGGACGGCTTTGCGAACCTCGGTCATCGTCAGCTTGTCGGACGCAGTTACGGCAGAAAGAGATGCCCTACCGCCCGCAAACTGATCGGACGCCTCCGCAACCATCGCGTCGCGGGTGATCCAGTCGAGCAGCGTGCCCATCTGCTCGCCCAGCAGCTCGGTGGTGTCGTCAATGACGGGATCGTACGCGGTCATGCTGAGCAGGTCGGAGATAACGACGTATGCGCCGTACTGGCTGATCGTCGCCTCCACTTTGGTCTGCGAAAGGGTCTGCGCATCGGGCGTTACGCCTTCATCCAACCTGTTGGACGTGACGGACGGCGTGAACAGGTTGTACTTGCGGAACTCGACAGTCTTGCCGGTTCCCTTCGGGATGTTGCGCTTCTGCCCGAAATTCGCATGAACAAACTGCGTTTTCGCAGTTTCGAGCAGCTTCTTGTCGTAGTAGGTCTTGTTGAAATACGCAGTCGGTGCCTGCGTATTGATCGTGGTCTGAACATTCATGTTTGCCATGGTTTATTTCTCCTTTTTCGATTGCGATTTGATGTTATCGCACAGTTTTGCCCTCTCTCTGCGCCTGCTTCATCTTCTGCTCGATGTTGCGGAACTCGTCGGTTGACATCTTCGTGAAATCAACCTCGCGGGACACAGCCGGATTCGGACTTGATGGAGACATTGGCTTCGCGGCGTTGCGACGCTTTTCGACCTCTTGCGCGATCTGCCGCGCGTTCGCCTGCGCCTGTACATCCGAAGCGTGTTCCGCCTTCCAAATCCGGAGGGCGGCTTTGACGCCGAACTGCCCGGCTGCTTCAAAGAAATCGTCTCCCGGCTTTTGCGGGTTGAATCCTTCCGGCAAATCGTTTGCACGAATCGCGTCCGCCATCTGCCGCGCAATCTCCGAAACAGTAAGATTGCCGATTTGAGGGCTTCCCTGTGCAGGGGAATTGTTCTGCTGACCGAGCATCTGATCTCTGTACCATGATGCCGGGTTCTTCGCGTACTCCTGCGCTCTCGCATTGATACGCTCCTCGTTCAGCTCGCGCAACGCCTGTTCCCGCGTGATGCCCTTTTCTCGTGCCCTGTCGTCAATGACGGAACGGATGTACTGCATCTCCGGAGAGTTCTCAAACTCCGACTTGGCTTTGTTATAGCCCTTCGCATTTTCCTGCGAAAGACGCCGCGAAAGTGCGGTGTCGAAGTCCTTTTGATTGTTCACTTTCGGCAGCGAGCTGTCGTCGCTCGATTCTTCGACCGTTTCTGCCGCGGAACCTTCGTTGAGAAGATCGGATACGCTGACCTCGTTTTGTCCTTCACTACCCGCAGCGGGCGCGTTGACCGCCTCTGCGCCGTCTTCGACGGCTTCGGGTACGTTCATTTCAACCGTGTTTTCCATGATTCGCTCCTTTTGATACGCCCGTTATGGTCGGCGGCACCATTTTTTGCTACATATTTTGCAGGTTAAGGTTCTGCATCCCTTGCGCTTGCGCTACTTGCTGCGCACGAAGGTTCTGCTGTGCGGATTGTGCTTGCTGCTCCGCCATCTGCTGCATATTCGATTCCGCGGACGCCATTGCCTGCTTGTACTGCGAAAGCTCCTCGGTAAGCTGTTTAACACTCTCCAGCAGCTCTGCATTCTGCTTTTGCAGGTTGAGCATACCTCCGAGCTGCGCCTTGCGAATCGTGTCAAGAATCGCCTCCTTGTCGTCCGATTCAAACGCTTCGAGCATGATAACCGGATCGGTCTGACCCTGCGTTACCTGCATCATTTGCAAGACCAGCTCGTTATGCGCCATCTTGTTGAAGCGCGTTTGCCGCGCAGACTTGACCGTAATGAATGGCACGACCGTCGTTCCGTCTGTGGTCTGCATCTGTTGGTCGAACCATCTTTTATCGAACGCAACCGCTTCCGGTTGTCCGTCGATTGTGATCTCGATATTGCGGGGGACGATTGCCTTTTCACGCAGCACGTCGAGGAGCATCACGACCGCCCTGCGGAACGAATGCTGCAAGCGCTGTGCGCCCATGCGCGAGCGCTTTGTGGACATCTCCTGCAGCGCGGTGATTGCGGATGCAGCCGTAACGCCTGCGCCCGTCTGTCCGCGGCTCTGATCGTTCGTGCCGGATTCGTTTTTGATCGTTCCGGTAAGGAAATCGACCGACGTAAAAGCCGTGTTCGGAAGCGGCTGCGGCTGCTGCCATGCGTAGGCGTTCCCGATATTGCCGCGCATGAAAATGACCTCTTTCGTGAAATCAAGAGCGTCGTTCGGATCGTCAACATAGTTCTTGTCCAGCAGCAGCCGCGGCTTCGCGGCACGGTAGAGGTTCGCAAGAATAATCTGCATCGCCTTGTCCGAATACCGCTGTGCATCTTTGAACATATCGACCAATCCGATGCCAAGCTCCGTGCCGCGCTGCGGATACAGAGCCGTAACGACGAACGGGTACATTCCGTGCGCATAGTAGCCGTCCGGGTATTCATCTGCAGAGTTTTCAAGCAGCTGATGCCCGGCGACCTTGACGAAATGGATTTCATGTCGCCTTTTGTCCGCGTTGTAGAGACGCACCCAGCATTCAAGGAGCATGAACGTCCGATCGTTTGACGGGCGCGTTTTGTCCGTCTTGTTCTCGTGGTTCGTGTCCTTCGCGTCCTCGTCCTTTGACATAAGCGCGAACTGCTCCGGGTAATGCTGCTTGAACCAGTATTTAGGTTTCACGTCGATCTTGAAGCAAGCACGACCGTCCTGCAAATCCTTGACGTGCGGATCGCACATAAAGTTTTTGTTCATTACGCAGCGGATGTATGATCCGCCCATTCCCATGTTCATATCGGGATCGTAGCCGACCTCCCAGCAGCCCCAACCGTCCTGCAGGAGATCGTGTACCTTTTCGCCGTATGCCTGTTCAAAGGCGCAGATGTCCAGCTCCTCGCGCACAACCGTCGTGAGAACCTTTGCAAGCCGTTCGCTGTGTACGCTCTCCTCGTCGATCACAGCTTCGGGAAACTCGTCGTTGTAATCGGCTTTCAGATTCTCGATAGCAGACGTGATCGTCGGGATGGACGGTCGCGGCAATAGCTGGTTTTCGGGATTGTCCTGTCCGAATGTTGACCAATGATCGCCGTTGTAAATCTTCGTGTTTTCTTCGAGACGCTGCCACTCGTTGTCGAACTTATCCTGCCGGAACTGATCGTACAGCGCATAGATCGCACCGACAAAATCATCCCCGCCTTCAACCGCTTCGTGCGGCTTTTTGATGCCGTCGATAATGACGGACATACAATCGGCAGGGACGAGAATGCCGGTTTTCGACATGATATATATTTCTTTTGCCATGACACACTCTCCTTAAATGCTGAAAAATCCGCCCGACAAAACGCGATCCCTCGGTTTTGCAAACGGATCGAACGCGAGAACGCGCCCGCTATTCTTCGGGGTTTCCTCTGCCGGGGACGGGCGCGACATCAGCCCGTAACGAAGCGCCTCCGGCGCGTGGTCTTCGCAGCCGTCCGCAACGTCTTCGTGCTTATTCGTGCTGATCTTGCCGAAGGTGAGAAGCGGAAGCGTCCGAACAAGGTTCTGACAGCAGCTGAAAATCATAACGTACGGCTTGCCGTCCGGCGCTATCGCAAAGTTTTCGTGACAACGCTGCCAGCCGATAACACGGGAGTTGTCCGCGGGAATCAGCGGCACGCCGTTGAGCATGAACGTCTCGGCAATGCTTTCGCCTTCTACGCCCTTTAAGCCGCGCTTCTGCCACGCGTCCGGCGACGCGACCGTATAAGAAACGCTCTCGAAGGCAGACATCTCAACAATCTGTCTCGCAACGTCCCTCGAAAGCACCTGCCGGTCGTAATACTCCCGGTACACGTAAACGTGCTTGTCCGGCGCGACGGCGAACCACAGGACGCAGCACGGGTCGTTGTAGCCCCAGTCCATAGCGCGGAAGCGTCTCCACTCTCGCGGGATCGGGAACGGCTCGACAACGTGAACACTGCGCCGAAACTCCGGAAAATACTGCCCCTCGATGATGTCCCAAT